CAGCTCGACCAGGTCCACGAGCCGGCGTCGTGACGCATCGCCCCATCCGGGTCGAGGAGGACGGGACCAGGGTCTACGCCGACGGGCACCGGTACCGCCCGATGGCCCCTGAGCAGCGCAGAAACCGGGTCAGGAAGCCCGATCACCCCGAGGCCGTCCGATTCCACGGAGACTGGTTCCTGCCCCTGGAGACGCTGCCTGATGAGGCGCGTGTGATGCCTGTGACCACGAGTGACAAGCAGGCACCCTGGCAGGTCAGACCCTGATCTGGGCGCCCTGCTCCTCGACCAGCTGGTCGTCGGTCACCGCGCCACCCTCGAGGCGCTGGAAGACCTGGGCGATGGAGTCCAGGTCCTTCTCCATGATCGCCTGGAGGAAGAGGATCGCGGCGGTCTGGTCGAGGATGTCGGGGCTCTTGAGGTAGACCGTCTGCACGGTGCCGAACCGCTGGTGCCACAGCCACGCGATGCGCGTGTCCAGGCTGGTGCGGTGGCTCTCGGGGATCCGGCCCCGGAACTTCGGGCTGGCTAGCACAAGTTCTGTGGACACGCGGATCCTCCTCCTAGGAAGACGACGGAGATGAACAGGTACAAGACGTAGGCGATCGGCACCATCAGGATCGCCCCGATGATCCACTCACTCAGCTTGGCCTTCTGCTTCTCCGGCACCCAGCTCACCACCCGTCAGGTCGAGGAACTCCAGCTGCGACGCCTGGCCCGACAGCGGCTTCGTGCCGGCCCGTCGCTTGCCGGCCATCCGGTCGAGGATCATCTTCCTCGCCTTGTTGGCCCGCGTCATGGATCCTCTCACGGAGGGGCTGGGGGAGTTGGCGATCTCGAACAGGGCCCGGGCCATCAGCTCGTGGGTCGGCTTGGTCAGCAGGTTGTCGTCGACCATGCCGGGGTAGTCGGCCACCTGCTGCAGCGCCTGCCGGATCGTGACCTGCTTCATCGTCCCCACACTCCTGACCAGTCCTCGGTGTAGCTCGCGCTGGACTGGCCCTGGTTGGGTGCGTCGTAGAAGCCGCCGAAGAAGTCGAGCTCCTTGGTGGCCTGCACCATGTAGCGGGTGGTGTCCATCATGTGCGAGTGCTTGTCGTGCAGGGGCTTGTCGGTCCACTCCTGCAGCTTGGTGTTGAACTCGTACTTGTAGTTCTCCGCGCACTCCAGCCACCACTGGCAGTTGCCCTCGTGGATGTGCATGTTGTGCATCGCCATCCGGGTCTGCTGGATGTCGGTGATGATGTCGTAGTCGCCCTGCCTCGAGCCGGGGATCTTGTAGACCTTGTTGCTCTTGGCGAGCACGGCGACGTTGGGGAACTTCTGGCGCATCATGTCCGCCGGCGTGGTGTTGACCGCCTTCTCGTGGTGGTCACCGTCCCAGGGCAGGATCATGTAGGCGATCCGGTTGAACCAGTGCTTCTCGCGCAGCACGTCGACGTACTCCGGCAGCGCCTTGCCGTGGCCCTCGCCGCAGTCGTAGATCCAGTGCTGGCCGTTGATGTACTGGAAGGCGATCCAGCTGGTGGCGTCGCTGTGCTTGCCGCTGGCGCCGATGTCGAAGGCCACGTAGACCGGGTGCTGGTCGAAGAGGTTCCAGGACTGGACCCGGGCGTCGGCGACCATCCGCATGTACGCCTCGCCGTACACGGCGGCCGCGTCCATCTCGTCGAAGGAGCAGTAGTACTCCTGCTCGAACATCCGGTCGTTGCCGAACCGCTTGAGGTAGGCCTCCCGGGTCAGCTCGAGCTGGGCCTGGGTCCGGACCGGCGGCAGCCCGTGGCGGTGCATGATCTCGTTCAGGTCGTCGATGGTGCGGGTGATGACCTGCGCCTCGGGGTTGCCCTCGAGGGACTCCATCAGCGCCCACAGCGGGTTCTTGCGCCGGCCACGCGGGGTGCTCACGACCATGAGCCGCTTGCGCTCGTTCTCGTTGTCGAGAATCGGCATCAGCCGGGGCACCGGGTCCTCGCGGAAGAACAGCGCCAGCTCGGTGATGGTGTAGTCCTGGAAGGCCGAGCCGACACCGGAGGTGTCCTGGCCGGACTGGAAGTAGCCCTGCAGCTTGAGCCGGCTGTGGTTCTTGAACCGGCCCTCCATGACCGTGTCCTTCCAGTCGACCTGGTCGGAGGGCACGTTGTCCTGCAGGCCGCGCACGTAGGCGCCGCACTGGGGGCAGAGGTAGGTCTTCTGGTAGAGGATGTCGCGGATGGTGGGGTTGTTCAGGCTGATGTAGACCCCGGTGGTCTTGGCGGTCCGGAGCCTGGCCTCGGCCTGCTCCATGCTCGCGGCCACGTCCTTGCCCGACTGCCGGGGCAGCACGGCCAGGCCGTACCGCTTGGTGCGCCACATCTTGTGGAGCTCCATCTGGTACGGCCTGGGCCGGTAGTGGACAGGGAACGTGGCCACGAGCAGGTCAGCCCTTCGTCTTGATGAACGGCGAGGTCGGCATGACCGCGGCCGCCAGCTTGTCGGCGGTCGTGGCCTTGTAGTACCGGCCGCCCTTGGAGTTCGCCTCGATCGTCTTGGCGTTGTCCCGGGCGATGCGCCGGTGCAGGGAGAGGATGTTGCGCTTGGCGCCCATCACTCGTCCTCGACGGGGGTCTCGACGACCTCGGCCTGCCCGGTGGGGGAGACCTCGACGAACTCCTCGACCTCGGGGGTCTCGGGGTGGTCGACGTGTCCCAGCGGGATGCCGCGTCGGGCGCGGAACTGCTCGGCTGCGTCAGCCATGGTTACCTCCTCTCTTGATCTCGTCGGCGTAGCGCCGGACCAGGCGCATGAAGCGCCGCTGCGGCCAGGCACCGGGGTCCCAGTGGGTCGACTCGCCGAACGCCTTGGAGACGTTGGCGTGGGTGGTGACGCCCTGCTTGCCGGCGCGGAGGTCGGAGACGGTCAGGAACCGGACCGGCAGGTCGTAGCCCAGCAGCAGCTCGGCCGTGAGCTTGGCGGTGCGGTGCAGCATCAGGCGGTGGTTCTTGCCGTGCCAGCGCCACCGGCGCCGCAGCGAGGCCATGGCCGCCTTGGTCCTGGTGGTGGGCCAGGGCTTGGGGTAGTCGGCCATCTCGATGCCGAGCGAGCCCCGGTTCGGCGGGGCGTGCCAGCACACGTAGGAGTCGAAGCTGCACTGCACGGTGGCAAACGGGTCGGTGGCGTAGTGCCAGGAGCCGGTGGTGCTGGACAGGTTCATCCGGCCCAGCGCGAGGGCGCCGCCTGCCCTGCAGGGCATCACCGCGGAGTGGATGACCACCCGGCGGATCGGCTTGTTGTCCCGGCCGGAGTGGACGTGCGGCACGCCACCGAAGACCGGGGGAGAGGGGATCGGGTAGTTGGTCATCGGTGCCTCGAGGGGTAGACCACGCACACGGCGCGGTGATCGCTTCGGGTCTTGAACGTGTAGGGCCCCGTCTTGGGCTTGAACGGGGCGAAGACGATGTCGACCGCGCGCCAGCCGAGGGTGCCCTCGGTGGAGTCGCGCCAGCAGTTGACGAGCCCGCGCAGCCGCATCATGTGGAAGTTGCTGTCGCCGCCGAGGATCGGCAGCCGGCCGCCCTGGAGGTCACGGCGGGCCAGGTGGCCCAGGCGACGACGCTCCCGGCGGTGGCGCAGCACCCGCAGCAGGTAGCGCGGGTCCTTCTTGTAGCCCCCGCCACCCTTCTGCGCGTCAGCGGTCAGGTGGTAGGAGCGGGCCGAGACCTTCCCGCCGGTGCGGTAGTCGTAGAGCAGCACCCGGGTGGTGTAGTTCGCCCCGAGCCGCGGCCGCCGGCCGGGCAGGTGGCCGACGAACTCGGCCTTGGAGAGCAGCTCGGCCTCGGCCTGGAGGAACCCGAACCGGGCGAGCTTGTAGAGCACCGGCGCGCCACCCACGCGGCTGACCCCGTAGCCCAGCTCCTGGCACAGCCGCTTGGTCAGCTGGTTGCGGTTGGGGTTCCACTCCTGGAGGAAGACCAGGTCAGGGTTGAACTTGGCGATCGCCTTTGTGCAGATCCTGCACCGCGAAGACCGGGTCGATGTCGACCTGCTCGTTCATGGTGAGCACGACGATGCTCACGGCCTACTCCTCGACAGCGGTGTTGGAGGCCGCGGTGGCCCCGGTCAGCGCCACGATGAGGCCACCGACCAGCTGGGCCCAGTCGCCGTTGGAGGCCTGGTAGGCGGAGAAGACGATGGCCGCCAGGGCCAGCACGGCGTAGACGTACTTCCGGGCCTTGGCCGGGATGACGTCGAAGAGGGGGTTGGACATGGCAGTTCCTTTGGTGGAGGGGGTATCAGATCTGGAAGTCGGCGAGCGCCGGGTTGATGGTGGAGAACAGCGTGGAGAAGTCCTCGGCCGCGTCCCCGCCGCCACCGGCCTTGGAGGTGATCCCCGCCTGGGGCGGATCGACGACACGAGCCGCCGCAGGCGGGGCAGCAGCGGCAGCTGTGGTGGAGGGGGCAGCTGCGGCCGCGGTCCTCTCGGACGCCACCTGGGCCCGGATCTGGTCGATGAGGGGCTGGACCCGGATCGAGTAGCCCTGGAGCTTGCCGTCGTGCCTGATCTCGTAGGGCTCGGCCAGCGTCGTGAGCCGCTTGGCCAGCTCGACGTCGAAGTCCTTGGTGCCCGGGACCAGGTCGGGGTTGTTCTGGAACAGCTCGATCGAGGCGTGGACGGTGTCCAGGTAGCCCCGGTTCTCCTCGAGCTGCTTGCCGGCGCGGTCGCGGATCTCGGCGACCAGCACATGGCGGGCCGCCTCCTGCCACTCCCGGGCGTCCTCGGTGGTGCGCAGCACCTCGTCCTCGGCGCCGTTGAGGCCGGGGACCTTGGTGCCGACCAGGAGCCGGGGGTGGGTCTCGATGGCCTCGAAGTACTTCGGGTGCTCGGTCTTGACCTCGGCCAGCGCGGACTGCTGGTAGGCCTGGACCGTGCGCTCCTCGAGCGCGGTCGACATCTCCCCGAACTTGGGGGTCAGCTCGGCTGCGGACCGGGTCCATTCAGCAGGGCGGCCAGCTGTGTCTCCGCCGGCTCCATCGGCTCCAGCTCCTCCGGCGTCGGGAGCGGCAGATGAGTCCGCTCCCTGTCCACCAGGAGCAGCGGATCCGGCTGCGGCTGGTTCTCCAGCAGGTGCGGGTGCACTCCCGCCGTCTCCAGGTACAGTCCCGGGGACAACGGGGGCGTCTTGAACAGCTGCCGTTCCAGCCGCTGCTGCCGTTCCAGCTGCTGCACCTGCAGCTCCGCCAGCAGCCGCTGCCGTCGCTTCGTCCGTGCCAGCTGCTTGGCCATCCGGCTCCGGCGCCAGCGCGTCCATGAGCGAGCTGAACGCATCGTCAGTACCGCGAAGAAACTCCACGGCCTCCACTGCCTGGTCACTCACGGCCGCCCTCCGTGTAGGCGTCGCGCTGCTCCTGGAGCAGCTCGGCCAGCTCCTCCTGGTCGTCCTCGGTCAGCTCGAGGCGGATGTTGTCCAGGAAGGCGGTGAGGCCGGTGGGGCTGAAGAACAGCTTGTGGATCTCCGAGACGGCGGCCAGCTCGACCGCGGCGTCGACGTCGCCGCAGCCCCACTCGAGCTCCCACTGCAGGAGCAGCTCCTGCCACTTGAACAGCAGGCTCTTGTAGTGGGTGTGGTTCTCGGCCACGTCCTCCTCGGGGGAGGAGTAGGACAGGCAGTCCTTGTCGCCGGAGATCTCCAGGTCCAGGATGTCGGCCATCTGCTGGATCTTCTGGTAGTAGCGGTCCTGCAGCTCCTGGGTGCTGGCGAAGGTCAGCCCGGCGTAGGACTGCAGCATCTTGCTGGCGTACTGCGGGGTCACCTTCTCGTAGGAGAGGGCGGCCGCGGGCCTGAGCACCTCGCGCCACACCTCGAGCACGGTGTGGTAGGCCGGGGCCTTGCCCTCCTCGGGCTGGTCGTCCCCGAAGAGCGGCAGCACGGTGGCCTCCGGCCCCTCGATGGTCTCGATGACGTCCTCCGTCATGGTCACTTCACCTTTCCGGCGAGCTGCAGGGCGCGGAACTCCGCGTTGATGGTCATAACCACGGATCGAATGTCGTAGCAGAGCGTGTTCGCGACGTACTTGTGCTTGACCGTGGCGGGCACCAGCTCGGGCCCACCCCAGTACTCGCGGACCTCCAGGAGGTCGAAGCCCTCGTTGTCGTTGTAGGTGATGACGGTGAAGGGGAACCGCTTGTCGCGGTACTTGCCGACCTGGTAGGAGGGCAGGGTGATCTTGACCTGGGCGGTCTGGGCCGGGCCGCGGCCGGCGACCTCGAAGGTCTCCTGGTAGTCGCCGTTCTTGATGGTCTGCATCTCGGTGCCGGTCTCCATGTAGGTCAGCACCCGGCGGCCGCGCGGCTTGGCGTAGCCCGGCTTGCGGACCTCCTCCTGGATCCACTGGCGGCCGTGCTCGTCGATGCGGATGACCTCGTCGGCGGTCTTGGTGTTGAGCCGCTGGCCGGCCATCTCGTTGGGGTCGGCGGCGCGGACCGGGGCGGTGAGCACCGGCTCCGGCTCGGGGTCCTCGACCCGGGGCTGGTCGAAGCCGAAGAAGGCCGCGGCCTCCGGGTCCTCGGCGCGCGGCGGCGGGGACTGGTCGGGCGGGTCGATGCGCGGCGTGGGCTGCGGCGGCAACGGGGTGGCCGGCGCCTTCAGCTCCTCGGGCAGCGCGTCGTACGCCGCCTTCAGCTCGGTTGTGGTGTACTCGCGGTAGTGGCGGTCGAACGTCACGCCGGCTGCCTTGAGCGTCTGGAAGTAGGCGCTCTTCTCGCTCTGGCTCATGGAGTCCCTTAGGTCGGCTAGGAGGGGGATCTGCATGAGTGAACGACTACCTATAAGCGTAGGACCCGACCGCCAGATGTCCAGCCGACCAGCAATGTGTAGTGTTCTAGTTGACATAAGGTCGGTTATCGGCGACCTGTAGTCACCCCCGGACCAGCAAGGGGGGTGACTACATGACTACAGCCCCTGACCTGCACTTATGCAGCTTTAGGCCCCTGTGTAGTCACGTAGTCACCCGAAAACTTTTACTTACTACTACCCCCAAAAAAGTTTAGGGGGTGACTACATGACTACATTGCCCGAAAAGGGCCTCTGACCTGCGGAAACGTGTAGTCACCCAGGGGTGACTACAGGGTGACTACAGTGACTACACCCCGAACCAGGCGCTGGCCGTGTCGTCGGTGAGCTTGTTGGGGTCCTGGGACCAGTAGCAGGCGATCTTCCCGCCCGCGGTCGGGAACTGGTCCTTGAACTCCCCGATCAGCTGGACGGCGTCCGGCAGCGAGCCGTCGACGCCGAACTCCCCGATCAGCAGGTCGGGGGCCCCCTGCCGCCCGGCGTGGGCCACCATCCTGGCCAGGTTCTCCTGCATGGTCACACCCCGCTGCTGGGGGTACAGGTCGAACCCGGTGTAGTCCACGGTGCCCGGCTCGAGCAGGTAGTCGTTGGGGTTGCGACGGGCGGTGAACAGGGTGAAGGACATCAGGATGGTCCCGGCCTTGCAGCCCTTGGACCGGGCGGTCTCGGCGGAGGCGGCGGTGCCGGCCTTCCACTGCTCGACGGTCAGCTTGCCGTCCTCGATGTTGTCCTCGGCCTCGTGGAAGTAGACGACCACCACGTCCTCGCGGGCCACGTCCTCGGGCAGCGAGTCGATCATGGTGGCCAGCAGCAGCTGGCTGCCGGACTTCCAGGAGATCACGAACCGACGCACGCCGGCGGCGTAGGCCTTGGCGAAGCCGGTGTCCTTGGTGATGTCGGGCACCAGCACCCCGCCCTTGAGGTAGAGCCGGGCCACCGGCACGTCCGCCGGGTAGCGGGAGGTGTCCGGGCTGGAGCCGAAGTTGGCGCCGAACAGGGTCGGCGCGACCGGGTCCGGGTGGCTGGCCACGTAGTCGGCGTACTCCAGCTGCAGGTCGAGCAGCTGGTTCTGCAGGGAGATCACCTGGTCGAGCATGGCGTCCTGGGTCTCCTGCTTGACGGTGTCGGCGTAGGCGGCCGCGGCCGCCGTCACGTCCTCGAGCTTGGTCATGGTGGTGCCTTTCGATGGTGGAGGGGTCAGGCCACGCCCCGTGAGTGGCCGAGCCGACCGCAGCTGCGGCGGTCGATGACGTTGCCGGCACAGCGCCGGCACCGGTACAGCGGATACAGCAGCACCTGGGCCTGATACTCGCCCTGGTCGTCCAGCTGGGTCGAGCCGCACTGGTTGCAGCTGAGCCGGGCCGGGTCGGTGCCGAACATGGCCGGGTGGGTGGGGATCATCCCGCGCCGCCGGTCGTACATCTTCTCGGTCAGCCGGGTGTCGCCGATGTTGTAGCGGCGCATCCCGCGCTGGGCCTTCCAGTCACCGGCGAGGGCAGCGGCCGCCATCTCCGCGTCGTAGTGGCCGTCCTTGCCGCCGATGCCCAGGACCCGGGCGGCGTGCTGCATGGAGTAGGAGACGAGGCCGAGGTTCTTGTTGACCCGATACAGGTCGACATCCTTTCCACGGGCTGGGCTCCCCCAGGCCCGCGGTCTCCCAGTCGGTACGCAGGTGCTTGTTGTCGAACGAGACCCCGTTGTAGGTCACCACGATGTCGGCCTGGTCGTAGAGCTCCCAGCTGCGCCGGACCATCGCCTCGTGACCCTGGTCCCAGTCGGCCCAGAACTCGTCGCCGGGCTGGCCGTAGCGCCGGGCCGCGAAGCAGATCGTCGACGGCAGCCGCTGGAACTTGTGGTGCGGCACGAAGCCGGTCTTCTGGTCCCAGACCTCGGCGAGGCCGGGCAGTCGCTCTATGTCGAGTATGAGGATGTTGGTGGCTCTTGCCACTGCGGGCAGGATCCTGACCATGGTCTCCTCCTAGGTGACCTCAAAGGTGACGGGTACCTCGGTGGCCCCGTCCCATATCGAGAGCGTTACTGCTACCTCTGACGCTCCGTCCCAGAGCGTGACTGTGGGCCCCGCGGGCGGGGTGGTGTCGGACTCGTAGGCGCCGGCCACGCTGGCCGAGACCGGACCGGACGAGACCAGGGCGGCGGCGATGGCGCGGGTCGAGTTGGGGGTGGTGTCGACGCGGTAGAGCAGCGCCACGCCCCGGTCCGAGGAGCCGACGGCGGTCTCGACCGCATCGACCAGGGTCGAGCCACCGGAGGCGGTGGCCGGCATCCCGGCGGCGGTGGAGGCGATCGCCATGACCACCAGTGCGTCCCCGGCGGTCAGCGAGGCGGTGGTGTCGGTGACCGGCGACGTCGCGGAGCTGGTGACCGAGGCGGTGGTGGCCTCGTTGAACGGGAGCAGCACCTCGTCGAAGACCCCGGCCACCAGCGCCCACCGGTTGGAGGCGGCCGAGGCGCCGATCGTGATGGTGTCCCCCGGCGCCAGCGCGAACTCGACCTCGCAGCGGAACAGCGCCACGTTGAGGGTGTTGCCGGAGTGCGGACCGGCGCCGACGACCAGGTAGGTGTTGCCCTTGCTGTCGACCAGGGATCCCTCGGTGACCGTGCCGGACCCGCCACGGCCCACGGCCACGAACAGCACCGTCCCGACCGCTATGTCGATCGGGACGGTGAAGTCCCGGCTGGCAGTCGACGTGGCGGTGTAGGTGTCGGTCCAGCTGTCGACCAGACTCATGTCGTCCGCACGATCAAGGTGTTGGCCGGCGTGTTGGCCGGCACCGAGTCGGCCGCGCCGAGCACCAGGTGGCCCACCTCGAGCGTCGGGCCGCTGGGCACCCGCACCTCCATGTCGGTGGCGTAGGTGGTGCCGTCGCCCATCACCCCGAACAGCTCGGTGCGCACGTCGCGGGAGTTGACCACCTCGATCACCGGGGTGGCGCCGTCGTGGTCGGTGTCGGCGTCGTTGTCCTTGGTGAACCAGCGGGCCGCGACCGTGTTGTCCTTGGCCGGGGTACCGCGGAGCTCGCCGTACTCGTTGAACCAGCCGACCAGGTGCTGGCCGACCGCGTCGCCGGTGTTCGGCTTGAACTCGAACTCCATCCGGTTCGGCCAGCCCGAGGTCGAGGTGCCGTCGTTGGCGACCAGGTTGTGGGAGAGGAAGTCGGTGTTGCCGGTCAGGGTCTGGATGATGTTCTCGGTCGCCGCGCTCCCACCGCCGCTCTCCAGCGCCACGATGTCGGCCTGGGCCGCGGTCATGTCGGACTGCAGCGTGTTGATGTCGGCCTCGGCGGTGTCGAGCCTCCCGTCGAGCGCGGTGTCGGCGGACTGCAGCGCGGCGATGTCGGCCTCGTTGGCGGTGACCCGGCCGGAGAGCACGGTGTCGTCGTACCCACCGCCACCACCGCCGAGCTCGAGCGCATCGACCCGGGTGTCGAGTGCGGAGTCGGCCACCCCGAGCGCGGCGATGTCGGACTGCACCGCGGCGATGTCGGCCTCGTGGCCGTCGAGCCGGCCGACCACGACGGTGTCGTCGTAGCCGGCGCTGTCGATCAGCGCCCGGGTGGCGTCGTCGTCACGCAGGGCGTTCTTGGTGACGACCTTGTTGCCGTTGTCGAAGTCCCAGCTGCGCCGGAAGGTCATGGCCATGGTGCTCTCCTAGCTGTCCGCTGGGTAGTTGATGCCGGTCAGGTACGTGTAGGTGGTGGTCCCCGCGCCGCCGGTGACGCGCATCTTGCCGGTGGAGGCGTCCTGCAGCATGAAGCCGATGCCGGTGCTGATCTGCACCGGGAAGTCACCCTCGTAGATGCCCGCGACCGCCATGCGGAAGCCCGCGTCCAGGACGAAGGCGTCGGTGCCGTCCGCGCCACCGCTGATGACGCCCTGGAGGTAGACGATCCCGTTGAGCCTTCGGACCATCGCTGCGCGGCCGGCGCCGCCATAGGTGGTGCCGGAGTCGAAGTTCACCCACCCGTTGATGAGGGTCAGGTAGAGCCACCCGGTGTCCTCGGTATGAGAGTGGGTGAAGTTGGTGATGTCCCCCCTCAGGTGGGTGTGGCCGGCGCCCATGCTTATGCAGGCGTCCCGGTGCTGTCGACCCACGCGGTGCCGTCGGACCAGACCGGCTTGCCGAGCGTGGTGTCGAAGATCTCCGTGCCGACCTCGACGTCGGCGAAGTCGGGCCGGGCCGCGGTCGTGTACTGCTCGACCTTGTCGCGCTGGAGCACGACACGGGTGGAGGTGTTGAAGGTGGGGCGCTCGAACGTCATGCTTCAGTTCCTTTCTACGGCCGTCGCGTGTCTACGTACGGCATCGGGACACCGTTGTCGGTGGTTCGGTCTGCCGGGGCATTGCCCGAGAGCCCATATTCGAATGTCTCGACCGAGCCGTAGGCGTAGCCCACGTTCACGCTGATCGGGGTGTAGCGGTACTGGACCAGGGAGAGCTGGCCGGCGGACTCCTCCACCACTCCCCCGGTCTCGACCGACTCGGCGTAGAAGAACCACTCCTTCATGTCGCGCTGGATCTGGAGGAAGTCCTCGAGGTCCCATGCCTCGGTGCCCGGGGCGGCCGTGTCGCGGATGATCTTGTACTTGTCGACGACCTGGCCGTTGCGGTCCAGGCCCTTGACCCCGTACTTCATCTGGCCCTGGAAGAAGCCGACCACGATGTTCAGCTGGACCAGCCGGCACCAGGCGTCGTGGGCCCGGTTGGCTCCCTGGGTGTTGGTCTCCAGCAGCCACGGGATGGCGCGGGTGGCGATCGCCCCGCCGCTCACGTACTCGTCGGTGGCGCTGTCCTCGTCGAAGGCGTAGAACCCGTCGGGCTTGACCACGCAGACATAGACCCGGCCGTCGACGTTGATGGTCCGCATCGCACAGCCCTGCACCAGCCACCGCGACCAGGTCGGGGTCTTGGCCTGGATGTCCAGCACCCAGACCTCGTTGCCGCGGGCGCCGGTCTCCAGCGCCTCGCCGTTCGGGTTGTGCACCAGGTAGTAGAGCCGGTTGTCGTGGAAGCAGGAGGTGATCTGGTCCTTGTCCTGCAGGGCCACCCACTGGTCGGAGATGGTGTCGGTCATCGACTTGTGGTTGATGTTGTAGTTCGAGGCCGTCGACTTCATCAGCTGCTCGTCGAGCGGGTGGTAGAGCGCGTTGTTCGCCACCTCGCAGCCGTGCGGGGAGACCGTGCCCGGTGTCGCGGTGGTCTCCTCGAAGCCCATGATGTTGGTGGCCTCGGACTGCTGGGCGATCTGGGAGGGCGCCATGTAGTAGCCGGTCGAGCGGCCGTCCTCGCCCAGGCACAGGATGGTCAGGGTGTCCACCGACTGCGGGTTCTGCCACAGCTTCACGCAGGCCGGGACCTGCATGTTGCCCGAGGTCAGCGTCTTGTAGCCGCCGCCCCAGGTGTTGGTGAAGTTCAGGTAGCGGCCCGGCTGGTTGGAGGTCCACCGGACCACCGCCGGGGAGACCGGGTCGTAGACGGTGACCAGCCGGTCGGCCGCCACGAGGGCCTGGCCGCCGGTCGGAGGCACCGAGTAGTTGTGCCGGTTGGTGCTGTTCGGCATCGGGGCGGTCACCGAGAACGCCGGCACCCCGGCCAGCACCCGGCCCCAGCCGGCGCCCTGGGCGTAGGTCAGGCCGGTGATCTCGTGGGAGTCGACCAGGATGGCCGAGACCGGCCGCGGGTCCTGGATGTTGTAGGCGGTGGCGTAGATGTTGAGGTGGGTGGCGCCGGCGTCGGTGTTGGCTTCCTGGACGTAGGTCGGGATCTTGACCGCGATCTGGTCGCAGGAGTTGCGGGGGTTGTCCACCGGCTGGGACTCGTCGGGCACGTCGCCCGCGGACGAGCTGCACATCAGCCACTGGTCCCAGCCGCGCTTGAGGATCCGGGTGGCCACCTTCGAGGCCACCGACTCGCCCCACTCGTTGGAGTAGGTGTAGAAGACCTCGAGCCGGTAGTCGCCGTCCGCGGCGGTGTACTGGTCGGAGGAGAGCACGTTGCCGGCCGAGGTGATGGAGTCGACCGGCTCGAAGTCCTGGTCGGGGTCGATGATGAAGGCGTTGGCCGGGGTGATGAGCGTCGGCGCCACGCCCAGGATGTCCTGGTCGATGTCGACCGGGTCGCTGGTGCCGCCGCCGGGCAGCAGCTGGATCGCGCCGCCGCCCGGGTCCTTGATCGGGCCGGGCAGCTCCTGCGGCGCCACGGCGCTCTTGTCCGCACCGACGTAGAAGATCCGGGCGGCCTCCCCCGCGTTGCTGAACACCACGATCTTGTTGTCGATCTGGGCGTAGCTGATGAAGGTGGTGGCCGAGGTGAAGGAGATGTCGGCGTCGACCATCGTGAAGATGGTGTTGGCCGCCACCACCTCGAGCGGGCTCCCCTGCTTGGCCACGTAGAAGTCCACCGTCGGCGAGCCGTCGCC